AAATGGCAGAAAATATACAACGAAGTCGAGGTCGCCCGTCTAACTACAAATTTGATCGTGGTGGCATGCCTGCGGAGATGGGGCCATTTATTGGCACAGTGGTCAATAATGTAGACACCACTCGTAGTGGTCGACTACAGGTGTATATTGAACAGTTTGCAGCCGACACTAGTTCTGGCGCTCCTACTTTAAATGATCCTAGCCTGTGGCGAACAGTCAGTTATTGCCCGCCCTTTTATGGATCCACTGTGCAGTCTGGTACCAGCACCGGAACTGGAACATATCCTGGCAACAGCAACAGCTACGGTATGTGGTTTACTCCGCCAGACATTGGAGTCCAGGTCCTGTGTTTCTTTGTGGGTGGCGATCCCAGCAAAGGTTATTACGTAGGGTGCGTTCCTGTAAACGGTATCAATCACATGATTCCAGCCATTGGTGCAGCACCCAACTATGTTGTTGGTAATCCAGCACAGTCTAGCTATTTTGCCAATGCCAAACAGTTGCCAGTAAGTGAAATCAACGAGGGTAATGCAGGCATCAACAACAATCCTAAATTTTATGATCAGCCTAAACCGGTGCAAAGTGTTATTGCCGGCACATTTTTACAGCAAGGCCTGATCAATGACCCTGTTCGTGGTCCGATCAACAGCAGTAGTCAACGTGAAAGTCCCAGTTCGGTATATGGTATTAGCACCCCAGGAAAGCCCATTTATCAAGGCGGCCTAGATCCTAAAACTATAAAAGCTCAGTTAGAACAAGGCTCAGTCAAGCCACAAGACATCGTGGTGATTGGCCGGCAAGGTGGACATACTTTGGTCATGGACGATGGCGATTTGTCTGGTTCTGATACTTTGGTGCGCATACGCACAGCCAAGGGTCATCAGATAACCATGAGTGACGATGGCAATTGTTTTTATATCACACATGCCAATGGACAGAGTTGGGTCGAGCTAGGACAAAACGGCACTATAGATCTTTACAGCACCAATTCAGTCAATGTAAGAACTCAAGGAACGTTGAATTTACACGCCGACGGCGATCTTAACATGTATGCCGGTGGCAGTATTAAATTAAAAGCTAAAAATCAGCTCAAGCTAGAAGGCACTGCCGGCATAACCATGTTTACCTCTCAGGCACTGGCAATGTATGGCCAGACCAAGGTCAGTGTGCGTAGTAACGGTGTGCTGGCCCTGCAAGGCCTAACCAGCAGTTGGTCGGGAGGCGGCAGTTTAAATCTCAAAGCATCAGTGATTAACCTAAATGGTGCAGCTGCACAACCAGCCACAGCAGTGACAACCATGACCAACTACTCATTGGCTGATACTAAATTTGTGTCAAATCAGGGATGGGTATCAGAGCCTGGTACCTTATCAACCATTGTGACCAGGGCCCCGACACACGAACCATTTGCAGGTCATAACAGCGGAGTCAACTCAACCACTAATTTAAATGACCTGTCGGCCAATGCCGCATCCAGTGTTGCTTCTACCAGCAATGTTGCTATTGCGCCAACCACTGTGCAGGCTCAAGCGGCGGCAGCCTATGCTAGAATCAGCACCAGACCTGTTCAAGCTCCTATTTCGTCTAGCAATTATGTGGCTGAACCACAAGCAACACAAACAATACCGGCACCCGCACAATGACAACTACACTAACCACAGGACAAGTCACAGGACTTACAGCTCAAGCAGCAACGGCTGCTACCTATGCATCTGTTGATGCCACAGGGGCACTATTACCGGACTGGTATATCAACAATAACGGAGTGGCAGTTTATGCAGGGGCAGATATAGCCACCAGAGGAGTAGGCATATACGGACAAACTCCTGACAATCTAGTCTTGGTCGGCCTATTAAAATCTGCCGCGTTGAGTCTTATCACCGACCCCAGCATGACTATTACGGTATTGAACACTCCGGCTGTGTGGACCGGTGTATATAATATCAATAGCCTGGCTGATTATCTAAATGCACCAACACTACAAAATCAAGTGCAAATAGCATTGTTAGAAGGAGCTTACCAAGGTCTAGTTGATTACGGAATAATCACTGGCACCGAAGATGCCAGATACATTGCTACTTTCCTACAACCGGCGGTTAGATACGGAGTTGATGCAGTATTTGCCTATTTACAAGGCTCTGCAGATCTTGCCATGGCGTCAGCTATAGAAATTGCTGGGCGGCAAGGGCAATATGCTATAGATTTTGTTGACACTTATGGTGCTGACCTAAGTATAGCACCCGCACCGCCAAGTTCGAATAATACTGTAGTTAGAGACCAGGTTGATCAAGCTGTTACAAATGTAATTGACAATCCTAAAATTCCTAATTTAGAATACGCCAATACCGCGGCTATCACTGCCGATGTGGCTGCTGCAACTACAGCCGCAGCTTTAATTGCCAACACTGCAAATATTGTTATAACTATACCGCCAAATGCCAACGATGACGGAACTTTCCGCTTTGCGCCTGGATCGTCTCAAGGTTAAATACTAGACTATGCCAACATTTATTGGATTTAACACGCAAGATCAATATAAAAAGTTTACATTACTAGATGCAGACCTGGTCAAACGTGACCTATTAAACGGTCTAAATATACGACAAGGCCAATTGCCAGGTCGTCCACAATACGGCACTACATTGTGGGATAACTTGTTTGAAAATCAATCACAGGATTTGGTTGTGGCAATTGAAAGAGAAATCCAACGAGTAGCAGGATATGATCCACGCATACAAATAATGGACACACAGGTTTTCCCCCAAGAAAATGGAATATTGATTCAGATACAATTAGCCATAGTTCCTAGCACTGACGCACAACAGTTGAGCATATTTTTTGATCAACAACAGCGCCGAGCCAGTTATGTTTAACTGAGCCGTTTTTGATTTCCATAAATACAAGAACACAGGATCATTATGGCAGATACTACAAGACAAACGGTAATTTTTGGAGTCCAAGATTGGAAAACAATCTATCAGACTTATCAAGAAGCTGATTTTCAAAGTTACGATTTTGAAACCCTACGCAAAAGTTTTGTAGACTACTTACGACTATATTACCCAGAAACCTTTAATGATTACATTGAAAGTTCAGAATTTATCGCCCTATTAGACGTTATGGCCTTTATGGGCCAAAGTCTAGCATTTCGTAACGATTTAAACACACGCGAAAACTACATTGATTCAGCTGAACGCAGAGACAGTGTAGTTAAATTAGCCAATTTAGTTAGTTATACTCCTAAACGCAACATAGCTGCATCGGGATATCTTAAAGTATTTTCAGTTTCAACCACAGAAGATGTCACCGACATAAATGGCATTGACCTGGCCAATGTCACAGTCAACTGGGCTGATCCTACAAACTTTAGTTGGCAAGAACAATTTAATGCAATTATCAATGCTGCATTAGTTAACAGCCAACGTATAGGTGTTCCGGGCAACCGACAAGTGATATTAGGGGTAGATACTCAAGAATACAGTATTAATTTGGTGCCAGGGTATTTGCCAGTGGTTCCTTATACCGCCACAGTGGATGGAATCAGCATGCCATTTGAGGCAGTCAACTCTACTTCGGTGGGACAAACCTATATATATGAACCGCCCCCTCAACCGCTAGGAGTGTTTAATTTATTATTCCGCAATGATCAATTCGCTTACGCCAGTGCCAATACTGGATATTTTTTCTATTTTGTTCAAGGTGTATTACAAAATCAAGATTTTAATCTGGCCGATCGTGTAAGCAATCGCACAGTAGATATCAATATTGAAGGCGTCAACAACGAGGACGTATGGTTGTATCAACTAGATAACACCGGTGCCATTGCCACTGAGTGGATAAATGTTCCTAGCGTGTATGGTGCCGCCGCACAACAAACTGCACCTGGCAATCGACCACTGTATAGCGTTACCAGTCGCACCAATGATCAAATTACACTAGTATTTGGTGACGGAGTGTTTAGTGAAGTTCCAGTTGGTACCTTCCGTAACTATGTTCGAGCATCAAATGGCCTACAGTATATTATTAATCCAGCCGAAATGCAAAGTATCAGTATTCCTATCAGCTATGTAAGCCGCACTGGACAATTACAAACTATAACATTTACTTGTGGAATTACCACACCAGTATCAAACGCACAACCAAGAGAAACCCTTGATCAAATCAAGCAAAATGCTCCGGCCAGATACTACACACAGAATCGTATGGTCAACGGTGAAGACTATAATAATTTTCCTCACACCGCATACAATTCAATTTTAAAAAGCAAAGCATTAAATCGTGCCAGCATCGGAGTTAGTCGCTATCTTGATTTGGTAGACAACACTGGAAAGTATTCTAGCACCAACACTTTTAGCAGTGATGGCGCACTATATCAGGAGTATAGTTTACCTGGATTCCAATTCACAACACAGACCGCCAACGAAACCAATGATGTTATTTTAAATCAGGTCCAACCGCTGTTGGGTGAAAGTCAAGCACAGCAGTTTTATTACGCAAAATTCCCCCGTGCAGAGTTGACATCATTGAGTATTACTTGGCATCTCAGCACCACACAAACTGGTAGTAGCACTGGGTATTTTGTTAACAGTCTAGGTAATCCTGAATCTATCAATGGCTATACCAGTAGCAATTCACAGTATATTACCGTAGGTAGCTTGGTAAAATTTGCGCCGCCGGCTGGTTATTATTTTGATGCCAACAATCGTTTACAACCCGGTGTTCCTGTGCTACCAGACGACAAACTGGTTATTTGGTCCAGCCCATTGGAGATATACAACGACGGAACCAATCAAGGACTGGGCAATTTCCCCAGTGGTATAGGCCCTGTAGTTGTAAACAGTTATGTGCCGTCAGGAGCAGTAGCGGTTCAAGTGATACCTATTTTTGTAACAGAAATATCTACAAGTCTTCGAACAAGCATGGCTGAACAAATTGCGCTGAAAAGAAATTTTGGCATAGGCTATGACAGTTTAGGGACCATCACAGGCAAGTCGGGTTCTTGGTATTTGATAACCAATACGAATTTGGCCATTGATTCTACATGGAGCCAGGCCTACGCCGGCAACACCACCGGTGCCGGGCTAGACGCATCCTGGATGATTGAATTCGTATACAACACTAGTTTTTATACGGTTAGTTATCGCGCACTCGATTACTATTTTGGTAGTGTGTTAGAAACTAGATTTTTCTTTGACAATGATCAACTGATATACGACAGTAGAACTGGCACCACTATCTATGATTTTATTAATGTATTAAAAACCAACAGTCAACCTACTACA